CATAAATATTGCGATATTCATAATGCTTACGCAACTTTTTCATAAACTTCTGAAAATGATCGTAATGCAATGACATATCTTTAGGACAATGCTCTGGAGCATATGTCAAAGTAATAAAACAATTACTTGTATGCATTTGTGCCTCATGCATACATCTAACCGCCCACTGACGTGAGCGTTCAAGGCGACAACCAACACACTGACCACACGGCAATGAGAGAGTGCGAACTACGTCCGCACCAGGTATTTCACGCCAAATTATAGACTTGTCAGCGCATTGATAAGCCGTTAAAGGCTTATAACACGCCATATATTACAATCTAAAACCACCACGTTGTGGTGATGTACGCATGTTAATAGCTTTTGTCTTGCTTACGCCACGACGAAATTTCTTCGCTGCACCGTGTTTGCTCATTGGCTTTCTATATAAACTCATTTTCGTAGCACTCCGTAGTTAAAAACTGTGGTTTTGGTGTCACCTAGCACAGTTACATCAAGTAAAGTAACTGTGCTGGATTCAGTTTACACTGAATCCTTAGGTGTTTCTACTGCAGAAACGATAGGTTGAACCACTGGTTCACCATCAATAAGACCAAGCTCAATCGCTTCATCGCGATTGGTCTCGTTTTGCAAAAACTCAAGCAATGCATTCGGGTCATGATCAAACTTAGCCCGAATCTTAGCTGGCAAAGCCATAAAAGCCTCTTCAGAGGCACGAATTGCATTCAAAGCGGAGTGATAATCAGTCACACCGCTAAAATCGCCATATTGAGGCGATACAGGGGCCGAAGGTAGCTCCCCTGTTACCCCGAACCGCTCAACTATTACATTAATATCACATTCATCCTTCATGTGTTGTTGAGCAAGACTTGGGTCTTTACAAAAAAGCCCAGTCTCATTAGATACTTCATCAACATCGTAATTGTACGGATTACGTACAAACGGTAATTTACCTTTACTCATTCAATACCAAACTTTCCTAAAACGCCAGCACGAACACCTGGCGTATTTTGTTTAACAAGACTGCCAAACGCAGCCGCTGTACCAGCTTGTGAAGCCCAAGCTGAACCACGCTTCATAGCCTCAGGCATAAGATACTCTGTCGTACGTGCATTAGCAATACTTGCTCTTGCATATGCACCTTTAGTCAAAGTATCTTGCATAAGATTACGAACACGCTGAGGCATCATATTAGCCAATTCATATTGCTTTAACGACGTATCTGCGTCGTAATTTAAAGCTTGCGAACCCAACAAATTTTGTTGTTGTTCTTGCAATTGAATTTGAGACAAAGCCTGCTCACGATTAATATTAATCTGTCGAGCAGTAGAACCTGCAGAAGCAGAAGATTCGCCAATATTAGCTGCAGTACTGGCTTGACCGCCAGTAGGAACAGCAGCACCACCTTGCGAATAAGCCAACATAGGAGAAAGGCCAGCAGCCTTTAAATCCTCAACACGTCGCTGAAACGACGTATTAGCCATATTCTCTTGAAAAGAACGATTTTGAGCCGCTTGCTCAGCGTTAAAATCTTGCGCTCCCATAGCACCAAGAGCAGCACCTGCAGCCGTTAACCAAGGCTGACCTGTGACTGCACCAGCTACGGAAGCTATACCACCTAAAGAACCTAAATTTAGACCCATACTAACGCGCTCCGCTTGTTTCCTCACTACCCCTTTCGGGGTAGTCGAGGTATCAATTAAAAGTGATCAATTAAACCAGGTACAGAGTACATTGGCATTGGTCGAGCCATCTTACAATCAAAAAACGCATCCATCAAAAATTGCTGACCATTAGCAGCAGCACCTACCGCAGTAGTACGCTCAATAGGTGGCGTTTCTTGAATAAATGTAGCATTTAATGTAGGCAATGAAGTGAACTTCTGAGCATAATGCCAGGCATCAATCGTACCGGCAGAAGTAGACTTCATTAATCCAGTAATTTGACTAGGCTTATAACGATACTCAGCCCAACGTTCTTGATATCCAAAAACATCGTTATCTGCAGCAGTACCTTGAACATAAATTTCTTTGTTCAAAACTGCTTGTTCGCCTAAATGAGCAAATACTGGGAAATAAAAATCATAACGTGTAGATCTTGACCACATCTTATTGAGACCTTGTTGATAGGTCAAATCAGCACGAATATTAACTAAACCAATTATGTATCCATGTTCTTGAGCATGATACGTAAAACCGTGTCCACTAGCCAACGCAGTACCCATTGCAGCCAAATTACCAAGAGGAGTAGCACCACCAGTAATAGAACTAGCAGACGTCTGGGCAATCGGATTAACGTTAACATAAGTAGAACCACCACCGATATATTCAGGACGCTGCAAACGATAATCTTGTGGAGTTACACCAAAATGTGCACGTAACAATTCTGTATAACGTGTACCACCTCGCGCATCGCGCTCAAGCAATCTCTGAATCTGAAAAGATTGACGAAGCTGATTAATTGTTGCTGACGTAGCAGCAGTCAAATCAGCATATAAGTTAGGAGCAGAACCACCTGATGCCCAAGTAACAGCACCTAAAGAAGGAACTTGCAAATATCCGTTAGTACCGGATTCATCTTGCAATCTAGCGACATCACCAGTATTACCATTAATACGAATAGGAGCAGATGATCCTAACGGTAATGTAACTGCAGCACCTTTCTGAGGCCATGGTAAAGAACCAGTAAAATAATCTTTACGTTTACCACGACGTAACATAGTGTAATCAGCGGGAACATCCCCTGAATCCCCTTTACGAACGGTTACAGAATTCTGTAAATTCTCATCTCTAAACCATTCGTTATAAATCAAATTATAAGCACGCAATGGCAAAGCATTATGCGTGACTGTGTTTGATCCAGTAATTTGTCCTGCCGTTGGCAATCCAAAATGGTCAAACAATGAACCAACTGCATAACCACCTGCAGTTGAAGTAATAGTGGGTACTACATAACTAATCGAATCACCTGGGTTGTTTTGCTCACCCATAAACTTAACCCAATTGTCCCAAACTAATCTGTTTGGTACAAAAAAGAAAAAAGTATCAAGATGCAAATTGTCCATAACAGGAAACAAAGGTGTAGCCAAACGTGCAAACATAGTTGCTTTAACGTTATGCATATCACCTGGAAGCACCTCGTCACAATAAATAGGAACAAGATAACCGCCATCAAACGTAGTTTTGTGGGCGTACTGTGTATCAAAGCTTGAGCGTGGAATCTCAGCCTTAGGAATCATAGCAAATTGATGACTACTTACTGACTTATTACGATGCATATTTATCTCCCGAAATGTTCCGTACCACTCTTACGAGTGATACGGGATAAAAAAAACTTACTCGCCTTCGCGAATCATAACATCCTTAGCTCTAGCAATCATCTTTGGTTGAGCTAAAAGATCCATAGCACCAGTATTATCATCAAAAGTGCCCAAATAAAATAACTGAAAATCATCAGGATGTTTATACAATTGATTGTCATCAGACGACCTATTAACTTCGTCTTGAAACTGACGCATCGCAACACCTTCAGAAGCAACATATGCTGGACGACCATAAGCACCAGCAGCAGTATCCAATATACTGACAATAACCATTTTCATAAAAAACTCCTATAACTTACGTTTTAACAAAGATAACTTAGCCAAAGCGACCTTTTCCTTTACAGCCAAACGCTCTAAAGTGTTATCTTCCGAGCGAGAACGACCATCAAGTTCTCTTTTGTATTGTATACCATCAAACTCTTCAGGAAACAATTCTTTAAACTTATTATCATAAAAACGTGGTGGTCGGCACTTCTTGCCACGCACCACTACAGAGTCCGTCGTATACACATCGGACATGAACTTATCAAACCAAGCCTGACCAATACCAGGCCTTAAGGACATCTTATTAAACTCAGGTTTTCGTTGAATAATCTCACCAGTATTTAAATCACAATACTGATAATGCGCTTCAGCATCAACCACTTCGTGGTTTTCATTAACGGTTTTCCCGTTAATTTTCTTCATAATATATCGCGCAACATAAGCAGCAGACTCAAAGTTAACATCACCAATAGAACTGTAACCATACGTCCAAAGCTTTTCAAGTATCTTTGACGTATATAAGATAGACCCAGTCTGCGTTCTTTGGAAAAACTTCTTATCTTCAAAATCAAGACCAAAGATACAAGCATGGAAATGAGGACGATCAAAAGTCTCACCATACTCTCCAGCCATATAAAATCTAATAGGGTTAACAATATATTTCTCCCTGTAAGGTTTACCGTCTTTACGGTACTTAACTCGAAAATCATAAATATTGCGATATTCATAATGCTTACGCAACTTTTTCATAAACTTCTGAAAATGATCGTAATGCAATGACATATCTTTAGGACAATGCTCTGGAGCATATGTCAAAGTAATAAAACAATTACTAGTATGCATTTGTGCCTCATGCATACAACGAACGGCCCACTGACGTGACCGTTCAAGGCGACAACCAACA